AGGGAGGAAGATTACTAGATACCATAGCTCCTACAGTATCTTGAATAACTTCTGATAAGTCTATGTTAGCTGTACCATCAAAAGATACACCATGTATTGTTCTTGCAGTTTCTAAAGCTGTTGCAGTTGCAGCATTACCTGTAGTATCTTGATTAAGTGTACCAATAACAAAGTCTAATGTATTGTCACTATCATCATAAGATACTGTTATATTTGTTTCTGTATTAGAAGATACCATTGCACCAACAGTATCACTAATTGTTTCTGATAATGTAACACCATTAATAGTAATTGCATCAGCTTCTAAAGTACCATCAATATCAGCATCACCACTTATATCTAAAGTAGCTGCATCTAACTCACCACTAATAGTAATATTTCTACCACCAGTAATATCCTTGTTTGAATCTGTTATAATAGCTTTACTTGCTATTACTGTTCCGTTTGTTATACCATCTATAAGATTGATGTCTGTTGCACTAGCTGTTACACCATCTAATATATTTAGTTCTGCTGTTGTACTTGTAACACCATCAAGAATATTAAGTTCGGCTGCTGTGGATGTTACTCCATCTAATATATTTAGTTCAGCAGCAGTTGCTGTAATTGCTGTGCCATTAAAATTAATACCATCTAAGTATGCAATACCATCAACATATAAGTCTTTCCATTCCTGTGAAGAACTACCTAGGTCATAAGTATTATCATCATCTGGAATAATGTTTGAATCTACGTCAGCTCCAAAGACTACGTTGTCAGTAGCTGCATCACCCATAGTAATAGTACCACCATTAAATGTAGTAGTACCTGTTACTGTTAAATTACCACCTATTCCTAAATTACCAGATATATCAGCATTACCATTTATATCTACAGTAGTTGCTGCTATTTGTATTTCTGTATCAGCTACTAAGTCTAATTGTCCATCAGTACTAGAATTGATGTATATAGCTGTATCTCTAAATTGTATTTTTTCTGTTGTTGCAATTAATAAGTCATCAGAGAACTCAAAGTAATCTTCATCTTCTTTCCATGTCAATACTCCATCATTAGATGCAGCATTAAAGGTAATAGCAATATCACTTTCAGCATTTGTACCAAATACTAAAGCGTTACTAAATAAGTTTGAGATAGGACCACCATCACCGGTTGTACTACCATCGTGACTATGCCCTGAACTTACATTAAAAGCATTTACTAATTGATTATATTCATTATTAAAAAGTGCAGCAGTAATGGTATCGCCATCACTAAATGAACTCTGTCTAGTATATCCTGCCATCTTTTATATCTCCTATTGTCTGCCTGAAGGTCTATATGTTACATATAGTCCATTAATTGCATATGGTGCATTTGTATCTGCACTAAAAATTTTAAAAAAATTACTATGTCCACTACCTGTTAAACTTTGTCGTACTAAAGGTTGTTCAGATGCTCCAAACTTTTGTGTACCTAATAAAGCTAAACCAAAAATAGCTGGTTCTGGTATCTCTGTTAAAACTATGTCAGCAGGTTGTGGGGTATCTAAACTGTCATAGTCAAATCTAACTCTAAGTGTTGGTTGTGCATTACCTTCTGGAGTAAAGGCAATTTTTGCATAATCTAAAGTTTTTAGTGTGCCTAAATCTCCATAATCAAAATCTGGTGATTGATACTCAGCTTCTATATTAGTAGCTGTTCCTGCTGGATTAAAAGCATTACCAGTATCGTGATTGTAAATATGTCCGTCTCTATCACCATGATAAAATTTTTCTACTCCACTACTATCAAATCCTGATGTAATAGCTGGAGCTTGTATGCCTAATGTTTCTGACCATTCAAAACCATTAGGTCTTAATGTTCCTATAATTCCTTTCGAAGTTCCTGATGTATCACTAGAAGTACTATAAAACATTCTGTATTGTGATTTATCTCTAATAACAACACTACTAAATTGTAATGTGCTTTTAGCTGTTACAACATCATTTATAATTGGTTGTATAGCTTGACTTATAGTTCCTAACTCAACGTCACCAATTCTTGCAGTACCAGCAACTGTTCTAAAACCATCTGGTGCTAAGAATATCAAGTCACCAGCAATCTCTTGAATAGTTTGACCATCAACACAACCTACGTTTTTAGTAACTGGAACTACTGCAATAGTGCTAGAATTATTTATGTTTTGTAACTTAAATATTGAGTTTTGACAAAATATAAATAGTTCATTACGAAAACTTTTTAATCCAACTACTTTATCTTCTAATGTTATACTACCTGCACCAGAGCCTGTAAAACTATCTATATCTCCAGTTGAACTAAAATAAATAGTATTAGGTGTACTAGGGTCTCCAGATACAACTAAGTGATTATCATGTATGGTGCAAAACTTTGCAGTTGTTGAACCACTAATTGTTATTTGACTAACAAAAAATGTTCTTGAACTTAATACTGCAGATGTACCTGTCATTTTAAATAAGAAAGGTTTATTGTTACCACTCTTATCTGTTATAACTAACTCACCATAATCTGAAGTACCTTCAAATAATGCAAACTCACATTGGTCTATTGATGTTAATGACAACTCACTACGACCTGAAAAAGTACTAAAGTTATCACCAGAAGCATCTACACTAGCTTTATTTATTTGTAAATAGCTTGTACCATCTTGACTAAAAAATATATCATTACCTGCTACAGCCACTACACCATCTGCATAAACTGATAATCCTTCTATATCTTCTGCAGTATTAGGTCTAACAGCACTACCACCACCAAAAACAGTATAACCATTTATTCTTCTATAACCACCTTCAATAGATACCTCAAAGTTTCTTAACTTTGTTGCAACTCCGGGAGTTCTTAATAATGCTAACGAGTTTGTAGATTTATTAAGACCACCCTGTAGTGGTACTGAAAATGGCATTGATGCTGCCATTAGAAATATCTCCTATCGTCAGTCATATATTTTGGTTGTGGATTAATTAAATTACTTTTCATAGCTCGTAAAGCTTTTTTATAATCATCTTGTGCCATAGCAGCTTGTTGAATATTTTCTTTAAACTGATGCACATAATATCTAGTCCTAGCTGTTACAACATTACTATATTGTTCTGGCATAGGTATTTCATCATTAAAAGCTGATAAAGCTGTTGGTTTACTAAATGCATAAAAATGCACGTTATACACTTTATCTGGTATTGGGCTTAATCCAAACTTTCTATGGTCTGGACTTTTAAATACATATCTAGGTTCGCCATGAGCAGCATCTGAACCTTTAGCATCATCTGCATTTTCTGCATCTCTATGATATTGTTTCCAATCAGCAAGTGTTAAAAATTTTAATCCTTGAGATACATAAGGTTCTGATTCTCCACTAACATTAATAGTAGTAATATAAAAATCATCCCAATCAACAGAAGAATAATCTGTTGTTATACTTGAGCTATCAGATTTTAACGTATACCATCTTTGTCCTGCTACAGTAGCTACAGTTACATTACCATAAAAAGGGTCTGTACCTCCACTAACTCCAGCACTAAAAAAAGGTAACTGTGGTTCTGCATTTGCTATATCAAACAATGATTTATTAATTGCATCTTTAACAAATCCTTGAATACCTGTAGCTGAAGCAAATGAACCAGAAGTTAATACTACCTCATTTAATTCTCTTAGAACTTCATTACTTAAATCTAAATATGTTGTTGCCATTATTTTGTATGTATTTTTTGTATAGCAAAGTTCGCAGTTAAACTTGCACCTTTATGCTTTACAAACTTTCCTTTGTGTTTCATTAATTTAAAACTACCATTTTTTTGTTTCATCCAATGATAGCCTTTTGGTGCTTTAACTTTCATTAATTAGGGTCTTGAACATCCATTGCACCACCCTTAAACATGCCAATTCTGTCCATGTTATTGTGTGGTCCACCGTGCATCATTTGTTTTCTTTTTTTCTCATCCATCATGTACATACCACCAGCAGCAGATTTTCTACCACCATACATCATACCCATTCTTTCTTCTTTTTTCTTATGTTTCATTATTTGTCTCCTTTATCTGATTCTTTTAAACTTTCATTATATCCAACCATCTTTCTACACATCTTTTCTTTTTCTTCAATAGAATTAAAGTAAGAAATGTTACCTTCAGGTTTTGGATTACCTTGTAAATTTTCTTTGTTATGTTCCATATTATGTCCTTAAAAGTGGAGGAGTCCGAAGACTCCCCCGAGTTTTTCAGTCTTAATCGACTGTAAAGAAAGCTGAAACTAATGCTTCAGGTCTTAATACTTTCGCACCATATACATGCAATCCTCTAACTATGTCACCAAAAGATGTTGGGTCTCTTAATGTTTCTGTTGAAATAATAGTTTGAGCAGTTGCTGTAGATGAAATATGTCCAGCTAACACTTTACCACTACAAGTTGATGTAGAAGCAATATTGTTAGATTTGTACATATCAAAACCTCTTAGTTTACCACTTGATACTAAACCATTTCTGATTGAACCTTGACCAGCATTAAAGTCTACACTCATTAGCTTTGAACCAGACTGGGAAAGCTGCTCATACCATGCAGGTGGAGCAACAAACCATCTACCTTCTTCAGGTACACTTTGTTCGTCTAGTAATTTAGCCATAAATGCCATAACATCTAATGGGTCTTTACCACTACCATCAGAACCTAAAAGGTCAATAGCATTAGAACCACCTTGTGATTGTCCTAATGTTTCTGTAGTAGTAGCAGCATCAGCACCAATAATATGGTCTGGGCTAGATGATGACACACCTGAGAACATGGTTGCTAATACAGCAGCATCATATGAATCTCTCAATGCATATGCAGCAGATGAAGTTGCAACCTCTTTGAAGTTGACATGTGACATATTTGTTTCAATATCATCTACGATGAATTTGAAAGCTTTAGCACTATCAACTACCAAATTAATCTCTTGGTCAGTCAACATAGTTTGGGTTGTATCAGTATTTCTTGTGTAATCAGACACAGAAATAACTGGTTCTTTAATAATCTTTACAGAGTCTCCATAAGCAGATATTTCACCGGCATAATCGGTGTTTGTAATAGCTTCAACTACAGAGCTCTTTCTAAAAAAGTTTAATACCTTTCTAGAATAAATACTAGGTAGGAAGTAGCTATTAGTTTGTCCACTTACGGAGTTTGCAAAGTTAGCATTAGTATCGGTTGAGGGTTCAAAATATTGAGCCATGATACTTACTCCTTTATATTAATAGTTACTTTATGATTCTGCCTTCTTGCATGGCTTTGCTGATTTCGTCTTCATACTTGTCAAACTCATCCATACTCATAGCAGCAATCTCCTTTTCAGACCAAACTTTCTCTTGCTTTGGTTCAACTGTTGTTGTTTTAGTTGAAACCATATCAGCAGCAGATTGTGTAGTCTTAGAAGATGACTTTATTTCCTTGGGAGTATCTACACCCATATCTCTTTTAAATAAATCTAAAGCACGAGATGCTAAATCGGCATCTTCAGCGTTTGAATAAATCCATTTCTGAATTGAATCCGGTTGCTCTTTTGCCCATCCATGGAACTCATCGCTGTTTCTAATATCTTCAAAATCAGGATGTTTATCCATTAACCTTTTTTCTGCATCTTTTCGCATTAACTCTTGTTCTCGCTGTTGGAGTTTACTAAGGCGTTCTTCTAGAACTTTTGCTTTAGACTCCGATTGCATGTATGCAACAGTTTCTACAACTTCATACACATCAGGATAATCTGTTTTAAACTTTTCTAATTCTTCTGCAGTTTTTGGAGCTTTATATTCAGGTTGTTGAACTTGATTTTTTAACTCCTCTTCTCGCAATCTAAATTCATTAAGTTTATTATCATAATGTTTTTTTAAATCATCATATCGTTTTTTGTAGTCTGGTTTGTTATAAGGTTTATCCTTTTTAACTTCCAATTCTTCTACTTCAACATTATCAACTTTTACTGCTTCGTTGATGTCATTAGATTTGAATAATTTATTCTTTTCCTCTGGCTCTTCAAAGTAAAGTTGATTTGATGATACAAAAGGTTTGTCATCATTTTTGTGCCAAGATTTTTTATAATTATAAGGATTTGGCGTTTCCTCTTGTTGGACTTCATTAGTCATATTCTTTCTCCTAGTCGGGGCTTTGTTTACAAGGTAGCTGCGTTGTGCACTAGCAGGGCTTGTATTGTAAAGGTAGCCTCAAGGTTAAATATAATAGAGTGCCTACGCTAATAGGGTAGCTCTATCGCTTATCGGTATCTAGGATTAACTGACATCATGTTTTTCTTTAACTCATCACGAGCTATATCAGAATCAATAGGTCTTCCAAATTGGTCAACCTCTTCTTCTTCCATCATCATGCCACCTTCCTGCATACCTTGTCTATCTGCATTAGCTTCAGCATCTTTCATCATACGCATCAATTCATCAGCTCCGATTTGCTCTGTAGCTTTTGCAGTAAAGACAAATTCTCCATCAGACAACCTTGCCGGTATACTGTCGGAGACTCCTGATCCCCTTCTCT